CCACCTCTACCAGCAGCATCATTTAGATATTTCCAATCAGATTTATAGAAGTCATAAGAACCTCTTCTAAATCCAGAGAAACCTAAATTAAGCGCCATATCAGCACTGTTAGAGAATACACCGAAAGAAGCACCACCTTGATAATTAGAGTTTAATCCTGCAACCATATCATCGATTGTAAGAGCTAAATCTCTATTTACATAAAGCATGTTTTCTTCGATAGCACCTTGCTTATCAAGATTTTTAAGTACTAGATCAAAATCAGCTAAAGAAGCTAAATCTTCAAATACATTACCTCTTGTTTCAATAGCAGAGAATAACCCCTCTGTACCAAAGTTTTCACCAGCAATACCCATATCAGTATCTACAGTTGAAGAACCAGGAACACCTTTTACGGATTCAATCATAGCAAGTTCTACATAGTCATCAAATCTCAATTTAGTTTCACTAGCAGCTTTAAGATACCAAGAATATCCAGTAGCACCAGACTCATCTACAGTTTCTATCCACCCAATTTGAGCAGTATCAGAACCAGAGATTTTAAAGTGATCTTTGATAATAATTGGTCTATTGTCATGCTTAGTAAAAGTAGGATTAAGTTCTCCAGACTGTGTTGCAGAACCTTTAGCCCATTCAGAACCAAATACAAAAACATTTACACCATCCGTATCACTTAAGTCAGCTGATAAAGTTGCAGTTGTATAAGGTTTAACAGTAAATTGTTGTGCAGTTAAACTATCAGCAGTACCTGATTTTTCAACTCTACATACATTTGTTTTAAGTCCTGTTGCAGAATCAGTTATGATTACTGTAGCACCAACTCTTACAGAATTAGTATAGTCAGAACCTAAAGTAACTAAACCAGAAGAAACAGTTGTGATAACACAAGTTTCATTACCTGATTTGTTTTTATAAGCAATATGTAATCTATTTTGTTCAGACCACACTACTTGATCGGATTCCATAGGCATCTCTGCCCCTACCATAGAAAGGAATCCACCAATTGTACGATTTCCGTATCTTTCGATTTCTTGTTCGTACAATTCCGGTAGGTATTGTTGCGCCCACCCTTGATTAGCTGTATTAGCTAAATCAAAATAAGTGTTTGCGCTTACGGTTTGGCTAGGTGAACTAGTTAAACTATAATCACCAGCTAAACCTAAAGACGTATTAAAAGCCATTTTTAATTGTTTTTAAGTTGTTATTTATTTATTTTAAATTTCAACCCAGAACTATCATCACCACTTAATACTCTAAACTTTCTACCACCAGCATCAATAACAGGTTTAGCAGCTGTTCTTGGAGACATATCAATGTTTTTAGCACTCATAGTTGCCTCTTTAATAGCGTCTGCTTTGCCTTGATCATAAAAATGTTTAACAATTTTATCAATATTTTTACCAGCATATAAAGCTTTGTGATATCCCCCTGCGTCTTTCATCATATTATTTTCATCTAGGAACTCCCCTATGAAATTAACTATGTCGCTTTGGTAAGTTTTCACATTTTGAACATCGTTTATATTATATCTATAAGTTTTCTCCCCAACATTAAAATCAAAACCTTTGAAGTTATCATTGAAAAGACTATCAGTAGATTTTTGAAAATGTTCAGATTGTCTTTTTTGAATTTCACTATTAGTAGCTTGTTCTTGGTTGTATGTATTGTAAAAGTCTACTGCTTCTTTCTGCTCGCTGGTCAACTTAGAACCCAACTTGACTTCCTTGTAATACTGATCCTTTAAACCAGTAAGATGCTTTCGAGCTTTTACAATTTCTTCTTTGAAAGCCAATTTTTTCTTTTTTATTTGTCTTGGCTCATCAATGTCCTCATCGAATTGGAAATTATCTTCAATTAAAAAATTAATTTCTTCCGTATTTAAATGAGGTTTAGTATTTTTATAATACTCTTTTAAAAGAGCATCGTCATTTATATTTGAATAGTCAGCATTTAATCTAACATATTCTTCCAAACCACCACCAGTATCTTCCATAAATTTAACTAAATCTTGTAAATTTTCTGGCACAACAACTTCTGGTTGTTTTGGTTGTTCTGGTGATACTTCGTCTATCACAAGATTTTGTTGTTCAATTTTTGATTTTTCAACTTCTTCTTGTGATATTTCTTCAAGAACTAAATTTTCTTTAACTTTTTCAGTTTTCTCTTTTTCTTCTTCTTCCTCTTTTTTAACAATTTTTTCTATACCAGTTTTTACTTCTTCAGCTTTTTCTGATTTAGCATTTTCTGTTTCATCTTTTTGTTCTTGTTTTACTTTTCTAGGTTTTAATTTAAAATCTCCACCTTCTTCTAAAATCCTAGCTTTGATTTTAGGTTCTTCTTGTTTCTGCTCTTCAACAGGTGCTTGCACAGGTGTTTCTTCTGTTTTTACCTCTTGAATAACTTCTTCTTCTTGTTTTTCAGTTTTTGCCATAATATAATATTATATAATTAATAAATTACCTTGGTTCAAATTGCTCTAAACCAAATCCTTCTAAATTATCAAATCCGGCTGATTCGAAATTTTTAGGAGGATTTCCTTTTTTTCTTTGTTCAATCAATTCACTTTGTTGACTTGCTTGAATTTTAGTTCTTTCGTCTTTACGATCTTCTTTATCACTTTCTCTTTGTTTGGAGTTTTCAACTTCAACTTGTTTTAATTGCATATTCATTTCAAATTCCAATTGCATTAATTCTTTTTTAAGCTGAGCCTCTCTTTCCATTTTCTGCATATCTAACTGAGACTTATTTTGTTGTAACTGCATTTCTGATTGTGTCATAGCTTGATTCTTTTGCATTTCAGCTTGTGCTGCTGCTTGTGCTGCCTGTGCATTAGATTCAGATTGCATTTGAATATTTTCTTGCTGTTGCTGCCTATCTTCTTGTATTTTCTTTCTTCTTCTTATTTTTAATAATTGATTTGCAAGTTTTATATTTCTAACATTACGTATATCAATAGCATCTTCTAAATCAATAGTTTGTTGCTGAAGGGCCATTTGTATATTATTTTCTAAGATAGTTTTTTCTTCTTCATCAGGGGCTAATTCTAAAAATATACCAAAATCATGTAAGTGTAAATTCGACATTTCTTCTAAAGTACCAACATTAAATTTCCCTAATGTTTTTATAAAAGATTCTTTTGTAGGAGAATATTCTATAACATCGGATATTCTCATTGAAATACATTCTGCAGTTGATAATGTTAAATATAAACTTGACTGTAATAAATGTCTAGTAGCTGTATTAGAATTTGCGGCAGCAATTTTTTGTATACCAACTAAAGCATCTTTATCAGGCATAGTACCATCTCTCGCCTCATTAAGACCAGTAACATCACGCATCATTTGTAGATAATAATTATAAGTTTGTATTAAACTTTGTATTTTACCACCTTTTCCGCTAGTATTTAACTCTTGAATAGGCATGTTACCTCTATTTATATCGCCATCTTGTGTCATTGATCTACCTATAACGGAACCAGTTTGGAAGAACATATTTAATGCTTCTGCTGGATTATAATTTGTTCCATTACCTAAATCTATTTCAGCTAAAGCATCAGCATCTAAATAAACACCATCTGGTACCATTTTAGATAATACTTGTTGTAGTTTTAAATGAGTTATCTGAATCATATCAGCAAAGCCAGTAATACGGCTTACTAAAGATTCTATTCTACCTTCATATATTCTAGGGGCACAAACGCTATAACTCATTATAGCCTTAGTAGTATCAGCTTTAGGCCTTATCATATTTTTCTTAAGTTCCCATTTTAATATATCCTCACTGCCGCTACCAACTATTTTAACACCTTCATATATAACTTCTATAACTCTTTCTACTTTTTCATAGTCTTCATTTTTTGGTGGATTAAATTTACTATTCTTTTTAATAGCTTTTTTACCACCAGTAGCAGTATTTTTAATTTTATAAACTTCACTCATATATGTTTTATACTCAAAATATAAAACAGCTACAGAATTATTATCATCATGCTTGCTTGCTACAATATTACTATTATTTCTATATATATTCCCAAGATTAGAATATTTTTTTAAATCTTCATCTGATAAATCTGGAAATTCTTTTTTAAGTTCATTTATATAAATATCTTTTACTTCGCCAATATAATATACATCATCAAAATAGGGTGAATCAGTATGGGAATAAACTATATCAGCAGGGTCAACATATTCTATTTTAATACCCTCTGATTTATTAAATGAATTTTTTACAGCACCTATACCTAAAACAACTAAGTCATTATTAATTCTTTTAGATAAATATTCGTATTTATTTTTACTAAAAATACTATTTACAGCTTCCTCTTCAGCTATCTCAATACTTTGCTTATAATCTAACTGCATATGAAGCTCTAGTTCTTCAGAAGTTTCTGGGAGAGTATCTTGAGGCGTATTATACATACTAACACCTAATTGACTTGCTACTTGATCATTAAAAGATTTATTTAACATATCATCCATTATCTTTTCAACGTAATCTGTTCTTTCTTTTACTGAAGACGGATCTTGAGAATAAGCCTTAATATCATATGATCTATCAGCCATACCGTTTACAACTATATCTACAAATTTAGAAATAATAGGAACAGGCTTCCAATCTAAATTTAAATATGATAAATCACCATTTATAGATAACTCATCTTTATATTTTTGTACACTTTGCTCTCCTCTAGCATATAATCTTAATGAATGGAAATTATCTTTATATGTATTATATCTACTAGAGTTATTATTGTGATTAAACCACTCATACTCTATAGCTGCACCAACCTTAGCACCATACTCTTTGCTCATTTTTTCCGTGTCACTAACTACTTGGCTAGGAAAAGAGGTTTTAATACCTTTTTTAATCATTTTTTTATATTATTTGAGATCTTACTCCTTGATTATCGTATTTTTTTATACCAAGATCAATTGATTTTGT